AACAAAGAGGGTGCCAAGAAGCTCGACAAAATGCGAGAGGCAATCCGGGCGCACAAAAGGGGTGCTCCGAATGATAAAATACCGCCTAAGGCGAAATCGCCATTGGCATACTTTAAAGAGGCGAAATAATGGCACTTACTCAGGGGTCGCCGCTACCCGACGTCACTACTACGACCTCGCAGGTCACCCAAGCGCCGGATTATTACACTAACTACCTCAGCAATCTCGCTCAGGCCGGGACCACCGCAACCGGCATGGACCCGAGCAAAATGGTCGCTGGGTTCTCGAACCTGCAACAGCAGGGATTCGGGATGGTGCCGGGTGCTGCGACCGCTTATCAGCCACAACTGACCGCTGCTGGACAAACCGCTGCGACTGCGGCAGGCGGTATCACTCCGGGCGCGATCCAGTCGCTGATGAATCCGTACACCCAGTCGGTGGTGGACGAGATGGCAAGGCTATCGAATCAGAACGTGGCACGCAATGTCCTTCCGGGTCTGAAAGCAGCATTCGGAAGCACCGGCGGGTTTGGTTCGAAGCGATTCGCGGATGTATCCGGGCAGACATTGGCCGATATTCAGTCGGGACTCACCGGCAGACAGTCGGAAGCGCTACGTGCCGGGTATTCAGATGCCCTGACCGCCGCACTATCCGAGCAGCAGTTGCGAAATGCGGTAGCACAGACCCAAGGCGCGTTGGCGGGTAAAGAGCAGGAGCTAGGACTGGCCGGTGCGAGAGGTTTATTGGACGCCGGTGCTCTGCAGCAAGCATATGATCAAGCCAGAATCGAAGCGCCTCTGAAACAGGCTACAAATGCAGCGGCACTATTGCGTGGATACAATATCCCAACTACGGTAAATCAGCGGTACACCGGTCCTATGCCGGGCGCGTACAGCTCGTCGCCGTTGCAGACTATCGTCGGCTTGGGTTCGCTGTTTGCGTCTAGTGGTTCCGGCAAGAGTGCAGCGTCTGGTGTAGCCGACTTCCTGAGCGGTCTGCTTAGCAAAGGAGGCGGTTCGTCTGGCTCTTCCAGTCCGTACACTTACAACTTCAACGATTATATCGATACTAGCGGTGGTAGTACTTATTTTAAACCACCTACTTATAACACCGATTTCAGTAACTTGGATAGCAGTAGTTACTGGACTGGCGGGAATAGAAGAACTCAGGGTGGCTAATCATGGCATCAGCGCTTAAATCAGCGAATCTAGTCACGCCCGAAATGATAGGCGGGTTCGGGTCTGAATACGCCGAAAAATATTCTAAAGCTCAAGAGGCCGAACAGCGGCTGATGGATCTGCTCGAGCAACGTAACACGAGCCGGATCAATATGCCATATCTAGCGCTCGCGGGCGAGATGCTGGACCCCGGTCGCACTGGATCTTTCGGTGAGGCGTTGGGCCGTGGTGCTAAAGCCTACGCCGGTGCGCAACTAGCCGAGGAAAAGGACCTGCGCGAAAACGCGATGCTCCAGATGCAGCTGGCCCAGATGGGTGCCGGTCAGGCACTCAAGCGCCAAGCACTCGCCGACCTGTCAAAGGAGATGGCGGGTGGTCCCCCAGTGGCCGAAGGTGCAGCCCCCGAAGGCGCGGCAATCGAAGGCGAATTGCCCGCTGCTCCGGTCATGTCGCAGATGTCCGGTCCTTTGCAAGGTAAACCACTTACTCCGCGCGTCATCTCGCGCATGAAGATGGTGGACAAGGATTATGGCGAAGCATTGGAGACCGAGTTCAAGCTGGCACTCGATCAACGCAAAGTCGAACAAGACCAATTCGCAGCTGGACAAGGCTACGTGCTCAAGAAAGACACTGGTACGGTAAAGCCAATCCCCGGTGCCGAGCAGCGCAAAGAATTCGTACCCGAAACCGGTGGTGATATGATGATGTCGATGGAAGACGTCATGGCTATTCGTGCCGCCCGCGATAAGGGTGACGCGAAGGGCGTATACAAGATCATCGATAAATACTCGAAGGGCGTGGGTACTAGACCTGTCGAACCCGCACCAATAACCGGCGACGTCACTGAGCCCAAGACTATTCAGCAGCGCGAAGTCGAGGCGGCGCGAGAAAAAGAAGTCGCGACGACCTTAGCCAAAGAGAAAGCCGAGCGGACGTCAAAATTATTGGGAATCGCATCTGATGCGCGTCTGGCTCGGGCCGCTGCTGCCGAGAACTTAAACATCTTGAATAAGAATCCGAAGATCGCGGGTTACTTGAATAAGCCGGGTGTCGGTAACGCCATCTGGCAAGTGATCCAGGATTCGCTGCAAGCACACACGGCGTCAGGTGCACCGGGTGTACAGGTGGATATTAAAAAGACCGATCTCGAATCCGCGCTGCAGAAGGTAGACCCGGATTTTAAGATATCTGATTTCACTGACCTTTCGATCCTGACTAGTAACCTCGCCCGCCTCGAACTTGGAATGCGGAAGCAGATCTACGCGGGATCGGGCATGGGTTCGGTGTCGAACCTTGAAGGCCAGCCTATCAAAGACATCATCGGCAGCCGCTATGACACCCCGCAAGCACTCCAGAAGAAGATGATGTTGGCCGGTCGGTCATTTGACTTTGATATGGATGTTGCCGACGCCTACCGCAAATGGAATAAATCGCAGGGTGGTAACAAGACAGTGGATGATTTCAAGGACACCAAACAGTATAACCAACTATCTGATGGATTTGAGAAATGGCTGTCTAAGAATCTAAATATCCCGTACCGCAAACGCGATGGGGAGGCTTCTACCACGACTAAAAACGCTATCATGGATGAAGTCCGCAAGCGTCGAGGAGATAAACCATGAAATTCGACGTCTCGAAGCTTTCCGACGACCAACTGATGGTCGCGGAGATGATCGTCAAAGAGGCCGAATCACAAGGGGTGAACCCTGACTTGGCACTGTCAATCGCATACGTCGAGAGTCGTTTTAATCCAAATGTCAAGGATTCGGGAGCGGGTGCGATGGGAGTGATGCAGCTCATGCCCGGGACCGCCAAGGACATGAAGGTCAACCCCCGGGATCTTAAAGAGAACATTCGTGGTGGTATCACCTTCCTCAACCGCTTAACCGAGCACAAGAACATCGGTTCGGATCTGACCAAAGTGGTGGCCGCGTACCACATGGGTCCCGATGCGAAATTCTTCAAGACCGGTGATCCGGCGGATATCGGTGACAAGACGATCGAATACGTGGATATGGTCAATCGTATGTCCGGTGGCATCTTAGCGCCTGTGGGAGAGGGAGGAGCAGCAGCACCCTCGACTCCTGCACCCAACACCGATGCGCCGTATCCAGATGCTGGTCCAGTTCCGGTGAGCGCTGACGAGACTTGGCAAGCCGCTAATTTACCAACAGCACCTGAAGAGACTGGTGGTCCAAAGCTGGGATTCACTCCCGCCGCAATGGCGGCAGGTGCAATTCCGGGAGCGACGATCGGCGGGTCACTCGGTGCCTACCAGACATTCAAACCGGCAATATCCGGTGGTCTGACCGCTCTTGAACGATTGGGTGCACCACCCCCGCCTCCCGGTGCGCCGGGTGCGCCTTCAGCGGCTCCGAGTCAGGGCGGTATGCCTCCTCCGCGAGGCCCAGTCGCTCGGACCCCGGTGGGTGGTCAAGGCACGTTTAACTATGCGAAGCAGTTCGGTCTGACCGACTTTGATGCAGCGCGTGCAGCCGATATGTCGAAGGGTCCGGGTGGTTCTTGGGATGTGGCCCGTCAGGTGCGGGAAGCCGAAGCCAAGATCGGCCCCGGTTACAAGATGACGCCTGAGCGTGCGGATCTACTTTTGCCCGAATCGGCGGGTGGTGGTCCTCGTGGTGCACGCCGGGTCCCAATCCCACCGGTCGAACCCCCGAAACCTTCAATGGGCCAAAGAGTGGCGGGTGTGATGAGTCGCAGCCCGCTTATGACCAGCACCCTAGGTGGTATGTCGATGGGCGCTCAAGCTGCAGAGGCCGCTGAACGCGCCCGGCAGGGTGATGTACCCGGAGCAGTAGGGATGGGTACTGGTGCCTTGGGTTCAGCGATGACCATGCTACCCCGAATTGCACCGGGTTTTGGACCTCCGGGATTGGCGATGTCGGTAGCAGGTCCTGTAGCCACTGCCCTGATGGATTATACACGCAGTCAGGGTCGCCCGACCCTCGAATCACCGGCCATTAGCATCCCGGCAACTATTCTGCAGGATCTTAAGCAGACCGAGCAGCGATACCAGTCTAATCTGCAAAAGGCTCGAGGCGCGACGGGAGGCTTCTCCTTGCCTCCGATGCAGTAGTCGCTATATTAGTAGCGACCCCCTCTCGCTTGCGCCTCCGAGGTACCCCGCGTGCGGTCCCGGAGGCATCTTTTTATGTGGACCACCCATCCGTCCGAATATTCTGGTATGTCTGTTCCATCACTAGGGGTCAGATGGAACGGCTCATGGAACAGCCGAGTTAGTGCTCACTTACGTCGAAGCGTCGAACACGCGCACATGTGAAGACATATCCCTGAAGTTTGTATCCGTTGTATATACCGTTCCAGCTGTCTGGACATGTTCTGTCAACGGCTTGCGACAGGAATAGGGGGTCATGCGCGTGGAACAGCGGATACAACTGCCCCAAAGGCCGCGTCGTTCTTGATTCTTCGCCGTTCCATGATATGTTCCATAGAGATGGAACACCGGATACAAACGTTGTCGATTTGAAAATAACAATTCCGCATTGCACGGAGAACCGACTAGATATAGTGTACCACAAAGCGTGGGTCTAGTCAATCACCCAGAGCTGTGTTATAATCTTGATTATAGAGCATATTAGAGGGTATCATGAGTGGCTTAATCAAAGATTTCGCAGACCTGTTCGTCGGTAATCTCCGATCCTACGGGCAATACGACTCCGAGACCGATCGGGCGGTGACCGAGAAGGGCGAAGTGACGCTCGCGCACTATGAGAGTCATGTCAGCGGCGGTACCGGACTGGGTATCGTACCTATTTCGGACGGCGGCACGGTGATGTTTGGTGCCTTGGACGTGGATAACCACGATGATCGGTCGAAAGATGTAGATTTGGCCGGTCTGGTGGAAAAGATCGAGCGCCACCGGTTACCATTGGTGGTATGTCGATCGAAATCCGGGGGTGCACACTGCTACCTGTTCGGGTCGGAGTGGCTACCGGCCAAGACCGTCATCCGGATGCTGGCTTCGTGGCGCGATATGCTGCAGATCCCGCACAAGGTCGAGGTGTTCCCGAAGCAGGATTCAGTGGTCACCAAATCCGGCGAAAAATCCCTCGGCAACTGGCTGAATCTGTGCTACTTCGGCGGTGATGACACCAACCGGTATGCGCTGGATGCCGGAGGCAACAAGCTGTCATTCGAGCTGTTCATCCAGTATGCGCAGTCCAAACGCATCTCCGCCGAGCAGCTGCAGGAAATGGCGGGCAAGGAGCATTTGGAGGCCCCGCCTTGCATCCAAAAGATGATTCACACTGGCGTCGAATCAGGTGCTCGTAATGAAGCCATGTACAACGTGGTGATCTACCTCAAGAGAGCGCACCCGGAGACATTCTTCGATGACGCGATGGCTCTTAACAAGACCATGTTCGACCGGCCATTGGGTAATCAAGAAGCCCGCAAGGTGATACGATCTGCATCCCGGCGCGATTACCAGTACAAGTGTGGTGAAGAGCCTTGTAAATCGCTATGTGATCGCAAGGTGTGTGTAACTCGTGAATATGGGATCACATCTGATGAAGCTAAAGCACTGGAAGCATACGATTCTTTGCCTCAGTTTACTGATCTTATTGAATACCAATCTGATCCCCCAAGGTGGGGATTACATGTTAATGGTAAGCTCATTGCTAATATTCCTACTGTTGTACTTCGTGATCCTAATACAATGGGAACCCTCATCTTCGAGCAGCTCAAGATTAACATACCCAAGATCACGCAAGATGCTTGGCGCAAGAGGATCTTGGATCCACTCATCCCTAATCTGCGGGTGGTCGAGGTTCCGAAAGAAGCATCAGCCTCCGGTGTTATCGCGCAGAAGTTCAGCGAATTCGTTCAGAAGGCCGATTTATCATCCGACGGGCGCGATCCGCAGGACCGGCGGGCTTTGACCCGGAATATTCCGGTGGTGCAGGAAATCGATGGTACTCGGTGTATCGTATTCAAGGGTATCGCATTCTCCGAATTTTTAAAGCGTAATAAGGCCGAGCTGCAGCAAGGCATGGATCTCTGGACCACCCTGAGACGCGAATGCGGTGCTAATCACACCAAGATGCGGATTCCGGGCCAGAATCATCCGATGAATGTGTGGTATGCGCCAATTAGCAGTGACCTAGAGGATAAAGTAGATGCTCCAGACTTCACACCCGAATACTAAGATAACATTCGACCCCAAATCCGGCAGGTTCATCATCGAATCGCCGCCGTGGATGGTGGACAAGATTCGGTCGATACCCAACCGTCGATGGGATTCGCGACGTCGTGTGTGGACTGCACCCGCATTGCGTGCGAATTCGTCGTACATGCTTGAGACGTTTAACCGAGATTGCTGGGATTTACAGGCATTCGAGGCGGCACGTGATTCGGTCAGCCGTCAATCACTGGCACCGGTGGCCAAGTTCCCATCAGACTACGTATTCAAGACCGAACCCCGCGCATACCAGATGCAAGCGATATCGATGTCGTGGATGAAACCCGGGTTCGCGTATTATATGGACATGGGTACCGGCAAGACCAAGACCGCGATTGATCTGTATTCAGCCTACTTCTTGCAAGGCGAGGTCGATCGATTATTGGTGCTGACCAAGTTCTCGACCCGCATGAATTGGGTGCGCGAATTCGGCATCCATTGCCCGGTACCGCATGATGTCGCAATCCTGGATACGTCGAAGCCCAAATTATTTGATGAGTTCAATACGCGGGTGTCCGAGGGCCTGAAGATATTGGTGGTCGGCACCGAGTCACTCGCCGCAGGTTCAGCGGTGTTATATGCTGATCGATTCGTGAATACGTCCACGCGTGCGGGTATGATCGTCGATGAGGCGCATATGATCAAGACGCATAACGCGGTGCGTAGCAAGAATGCGGTGAAGATCGGCAAGGGAGCCAAGTACAAGCTGATCATGACTGGCACTCCGGTGGCCAATGCGCCGATGGATCTGTTCATGCAGTTCCAATATCTGGATGAGAACATTATTGGCACCGGCGACTTTTACTCATTCAGGAATCGGTACGCAGTGATGGGTGGCTACGAAGGCCGTGAGGTCATCGGGTATCAGAATATGGAAGAATTAATCGAATTAGTATCACCGTATGTATATCAAGTCCGTAAATCGGACGTGTTAACCGAATTACCACCTAAAGTATATGAAATCCGAGAAGTGCAATTCAATGAGAAGCAAAAAGAGCTGTATCGCGACCTTGCTAAGAAAAACCGTGCAATCATGGGGGATCGAGGACTCACAGTCAATACAGTGCTGGAGAGAATGTTACGACTCCAAGAAGTATGCGGCGGTGTCGTTACGTTTGAAAGAAATCCCGATATCTATAACAAAGCCAAGTTCGAACACTCGCGAATCCCGGGCAAGAATCCGAAGATAGAGGAACTGCTCTCGATCACCGAGGAATACCAAGTATCGACCATCATTTGGTGTCGATTCATCGAAGAGATTCATATGGTGACCGAAGCGCTGGCCGCAAAGTATGGCGCGGACCAGATCGTGCAGATTTATGGTCAGGTGTCCGAAGCGGATCGGGATATCAATGTGCAGGAGAAATTCCAGACCAAGCGTGCGCGGTTCTTGGTCGGCAATGCATCGACTGGTGGTACCGGCCTGAATATGACCGCCGCCGAATTGGTGGTGTATTATTCGAACTCGTTCAACTACGTCGAGCGCGACCAGTCAGAAGATCGGGCGCATCGGATCGGTCAGACCAAGTCGGTGACGTATATTGATCTGGTGATGGAGAAGTCGGTGGACGGCGCGATTCTGGAGGCACTAAAAGGCAAAAAGAATGTATCCGAGTTCGTGCGCGAGAGCATCAACTCCAAAAATGCCGAGTCATTGCTCGGCCTGTTGTAATATGGTATAATACCAGTATAAGAGAGGATAAAGATGCCTAAAGTATATGTGACGCAGGAAGTATCGTATGCTGATTATCAGCAAGCCGAGCGGTTCGGCGAAGTCGTGTTTTTATGCACGTCTGAAGTGTCGAATATCACGGGTTCGCTGCATAATAAGAAGCTGCTCAACGTGATTCGCGAACGGTTCCGCGCGTATGATCCTGAAGTCGATTATATCGCACCGTCGGGGTCGCCTATTATCACTTGTCTGGTGATGGCATTCGCACGCGAGAAGGGTACGACGTTTAATTTCCTGAAGTGGAGTAACCGCGACCGGCAGTATTCGCAGGTCACATTCGATCTGAAGGAGACCGGTCATGTCCTTTGAGACTAACGAATTCGCGCAATATGATGGCATGTCCTTGATGGAGCTTATTCGCGAGATGCGGCGCGTACAGTTAGCCAAGGATGACACCGAAGCCGAACTCAAACGGCACAATAAAGTATTCGATTTCCTGCGCATTACTAAGGTGCCGCAGATGATGGAAGACGAAGGCATTCGCAATTTGAACGTTGAAGGTGTGGGTCGGGTGTCGCTTACCGCAGACATGCATGTATCGATCAAGGAAGGTCAGAAGGAGACATTCTACGAATGGCTTCGGGACAATGGCCGGGCCGACTTGATTCAGCCAAATGTGAATCCTTCGACGCTTAAAGCAACTGTTAAGAATATGGTCAAAGAGGGTGAAGTGGTGCCGGAAGAGATGCTGAATGTCAGCCCTTATACTCGCGCATCGATCACCAAGACCTGATGAATTCCGCGAGAGCGGATACCTTGGCCAGTTCGCTGGTCTGACATTAACGCCATTAATAGGAGATTTATCATGGCAAAGAGCAACGCAGTAACTAAAGTCGAATCATTCGCAGTATCGGATGACATGCCCGAATTCCTGAAGAAGGGTTCGCAGCGTGGTGCTGAAAATGTAGGCTCGGAAGACGTAATCATTCCGCGAATCGAACTGGTGCAAGCATTATCACCTGCCAGAAAGAAGAGCGACCCGGCTTACATCGATGGGGCCGATGAGGGTATGCTGTTTAACAATGTGACCCGCGATCTGTATGGTCCGGACCTCACCGTAGTGCCGGTTTATTATGCCAAGCAGTATCTGGTATGGAAAGACCGCAAGGCGGGCGGTGGCACCAACGGATTCCGTGGCGCATTTAACACGAAAGCCGAAGCCGAGGCGACTATTTCGTCACTCGGTGAGGACGGGCTGGAGATAGTAGACACAGCACAGCATTTCGTGTTAGTATACCATGATGGCAAGTGGTCGGAGGCGGTCATCTCGATGGCCAAGTCCAAGATGAAGGTGTCGAAGCGTTGGAATTCTCTGATGCGTCTGACTGACACTGATTCCTTCTCGCGGGCGTACAAGTTATCGGCAGTCGTCGAGACCAATGCACGCAACGAGCAGTATTATAACTTCAACATAGCCGCTTTGGGCTTTGTGTCCAAGGAGGTATATGAGCAGGGTGAGAAGTTATACGAAGTGATCAGCAAGGGTGGTGTGAAGGTGAACACCGACTTTGACGATGCAGCAGTTGAGGACTCGGAAGAGTTCTAAGCGACGACACCCAGCCGAAGGTGGTACAGGTTACGATTACCCCTGTGAACATCGGCAGCAGAAGCTTGGTGGTTCCCCTGCTTGGTGATTCTGCGGACACCCCGGAAAGACGGGGACCCTCAACGGGGGAAAGTGGATGCTGGTTTATGTTCTCGATATGAGACGTCAAGGATAGGCCAGACGCAGCGAGTACCCCACCCTACACTAGAGGATAGCGATGAAAAAATACATAGTCTTATCATGCTTAATCTTTGCCGGTTGCGCATCAACCGATGATCAGCCCGCGCGTCAGAAATTAGTGCTGGATCGCGAGATCAACGCTATGAGCAGGAACGAAGTGATTAACGCGATCGCTGAATGTGAATACAGTGGCACGCGTCCGGTCATGGTATACAGTAAACGCCGGATATCCAACCACAGCACCGACGTGGTCGTGGATGTCACTTGCGCACCCCGTTATAACGCTCCTTGGATCCGGTGAAAGTAACCGCGATCTACGGCCCGCCGGGTACTGGCAAGACTACCGAGATGCTCAGACGAGTAGAACTCGCCAAGCAGAACGGTGTTCAGGCCGAGCGAATAGCATTCATGTCATTCACACGCGCAGCCGCGTCGGAAGCGTTATCACGTTTGGGTCTCAAGAAGTCCAACAATGTCAGCACCATTCATTCGATGTGCTTTCGCGTGTTGGGTCTTAAACAGGCGCAGGTGGTGGACCCGGCGAAGCTGCGCGAATTTTCATCAATCGTGGGTGTGCCGGTGATCGGCAAATCGCCCGAAGACGACGAGGAGAGAGCCGATGGTGATGCGTATCTCGACATTATCAATTATGCACGCAGCAAGTTCCTCATACCGGAGGAGATTTATGACTTCTCCGACCGACCCGGCACTCGGGCCGAGTTCAATATGTTCGTTCGGGCGTACGCTGATTGGAAAGATACTTATGGATTTTACGACTTTACCGACATGTTGGATAGGGTCGCCCAGAAGAATACAAGACTCGATGCAGAAATCATATTCATCGATGAGGCTCAGGACCTGTCACCTCTTCAGTGGCGCGTTATCGAGAAATTCGCAAAATCGGCGAGCGAAGTCGTTATCGCGGGTGACGACGATCAGGCGATTTACGCATGGTCAGGAGCGGATCCGCATGGCATGGCTCGATTCACGCAAAAGTATAGCGGTACTGTGGAAGTTCTCTCGCAATCACATCGACTTCCATCTAGCGTGCACGAAAGATCGCAGTCCCTCATTCGTCGAATACTTAACCGGGTTGATAAGGACTTCAATCCCCGACCGGATTTGGGATCCGTATTTCTACACGGCAGTTTCAACTCGGTACATTTCGACCCGAAAGAGGATATACTACTCTTGGGACGGACGCACTCGGTCCTTCGCGAAATCGAGAGGGATCTGATAGACCGTCGCATCCCGTACCTGCGAGAATCGGGACGACCCGGCATGTTCCAGAATAAGTATGCGAAAGGGATACTGGCGTTCAAGAAGCTGGAGGGTGGAAAGACTCTGCAAGACGGCGAGCGTTCGTCATTGTATAATGTAGCCACTACTGAGACGCGTGTGCTGTTGGACGCTAATGATTATGCATCGATCATAAAAAGGCCATTTTATGTCGCGTTGGATATCCCGTTTCGTGTCATTGATTTTTACCGTGACGTCGATCTTACTGTCACTCCTAGCATTAGGCTATCTACTATTCATGCTTCCAAGGGGCATGAGGCTGATCGAGTAATACTGCTGACCGACATGACCCAGCGGGTAGCAGAGACTGCGGATAAACACCCAGAAGATGAGATACGGGTGTTCTACGTAGGAATGACGAGAGCCAAGAATATCTTGGACATCGTCGAGGGTCACAATGGGTTTAAACTTAATTAGCAGAGGATTAGCATGAAAAAAGAATACGACAACACCAACTCTGGGATGCTCGCTCGTAACAAGCGCAAGGAGAAGCCCACTCATCCTGAATATACCGGCACCATCAACGTTGAAGGCGTTGAATTCTGGATGTCCGCGTGGGTGAAGGAGGGTGGTCCAGGATCGAAGCTCGAAGGCCAAAAATACTTCTCGATCGCGATCAACCGCAAGGACGAGCCGCCCAAGGCTCCGTCACCTGAATCGCCGAAGGAATTCATCGATGACTTGCCTTTCTGACCGCCATGTATCCGCGCATAGAGAATCCGAAGGTGTTGGTGATCGATACGGAGACCACTGGTTTAAAGTGGTGGAAAGACCGCATTTTCGGGGTCTCGCTGTGTACGGAGACCGAAGATACATGGTATTTCGATGTTCGGACGGATCCTCGATTTATCGACTGGTTAAATGACCTGATCGACGCGAATCCGCGCATGAAGTGGGTCGGACATAACCTAAAATTCGACTATCATTTCCTGCGCGAGATGGGCGTGGTGCTGCCTGAGGACCGGATTGACTGCACCATGATCCGGTCGGCGCTGATCAACGAGCATGAACCCACCTACGAACTCGACTTCTTGGCCCGCAAGTACGCCAACACCCGCAAGGAGACCGAGATATACGAGGAGATGGCCGGACTGTTCGGTGGCCGGGCCACTCGGAATGCCCAGATGCCTAACATCCACCGTGCACCAGCCGAGATGGTGGCGAAATACGCGAAGCAGGACGCACTGGCGACGATGAAACTGTTCCAGTGGCAGGAACCCCGCATGACCGAGATCGCCAAGGTGCACGATCTGGAGCGGAGGCTCATGCCTGTTATAATTCGGATGGAAGAAGGCGGCGTGCGGGTGGACGTCGATCGGGCCGAGGAGGCGGTCGAGAGGCTCTCCGTTCGCATCGAGCAGGACCACCGGACCTTGAATACCCTCGCGGGATTCGAGGTCAACCCGAACCCTTCCGGATCGATCACGAAGCTATTCGAGCCGAAATTGGGGTCGGATGGTGAGTGGTATTTGAATGACGGCACCCGGGCGGATAAGACGGACGGGGGCAAGGCGTCGATCAACGCGGATTGTCTGCGTCGCATGAAGCACCCGGCGGCGAAGATGATTCTCGATCTGCGCAAAATGCTGAAGACTCGGGATACATTTTTATCTGGTCATATACTTGGACATCATAATGAAGGCGTCATTCACTGTAACTATAACCAGACGAAAAATGATGCGGAGGCCGGAACTGGTACCGGCAGACTCTCAGTTACCAATCCAGCTCTCCAGCAGATCCCTAGTCGTGACCAAGAGATCAAATCCTTGGTACGTCCTATTTTCCTTCCAGATGAGGGCGCACGATGGCTTGGAATGGATTGGTCGCAATTCGAGTTTCGCGTGGCTAACCATTACGGCCAAGTACCGGCCATCATCAAGGCGTACCACGACAACCCCAACCTCGACTTCCACCAACTAGTATCCGACATGACCGGCATCCCCCGAAACGCGCAGTATGCGGGCGGGCCGTCATCCAAGGCGATAAATCTCGGTCTCGCGTTTAATATGGGTGCCGGGCGACTCGCGCAGGAGATCGGGCTACCTTGCGCCGAGGAGACGATGGACGACGGGCGCGTGTTTGTCAAGCCGGGACCTGAAGCACTCGCGATCTTCGAGAAGTACCATACGGCGAATCCTGGAATGCGTAATATGCAGCAAAAGGCGTCGGCGATCGCTCGGCAGCGGGGCCACGTGATGACCATGATGGGCCGTCACATCCGGTTCCCGGGCGGGCAATTCACGCACAAGGCGTCGGGCTTGATATACCAAGGCACCAGCGCTGACGCGATGAAGGTGAAGCTCATCGAGATCGATCGGTATCTGACCGAGCATGACGCGGGCCGATTGCTGCTGACCGTGCATGATGAAGTCGGCATATCGCTCGAGAAGGATGCCGATCCGGAGGCGATCGCGAATATCTACACCACATTTGATGGTGTTCACTGCGAGATGAAGTTCAGGGTGCCGATCACCTGCGATTGGGGGATCGGTGATAACTGGTACGAAGCAAAAGGGTGATACTACGTTACCGGTAGCACTATGTTATAATGTATGTTCTAACGCATAGAGGAGTAATATGAGAATCGACATGACGATGGATGGCATGTGGGGATCGTGCGGCAAAGGCGGCGTGTCCGGCTGGCTGGCGAAACGGTATGCATACGACACCGTGGTGTGTTCATATGGCACGCAAGCGGGTCACACCTACAATGACCGCGCCCGGGGTCTGAAGATGATGGTGCAGCAGCTGCCGGTCGGAGTATCTGGCCCAACAATAAAAACGGTCATGCTCGGCCCGGGATCGCTCATCCACGCGGGTACCCTGCAGCGAGAAATCGACAAATACATGACTGAAGGCCAGCGGCTGGTGATCCATGAGCACGCGGCGGTAGTGTTTGATGAACACTCCGAGCGTGAAAAGTCGCTCGGCATGACCAAGATCGGCTCGACCACCAAAGGTGTGGGTGCCGCCATGGTCGATCGTATCATGCGCGACCCGGATTCGAAAGCCGTCGCCCGGTTGGGCTTCAAGGGTCATCCACTCGAGCGATTCGTGGTCGATCGGTTCGAATACGACCGCATTCTGAATGAATCGCGCCACCTGCTGGTCGAGGGCGCACAAGGATTCGGGCTTTCTCTTTACCACGGCGACTGGCCGTATTGCACGTCGCGCGATGTGACACCATGGCAGATCGCGGCGGATTGTGGATTACCGTTCACGTGGGCGGCAGCGATCACCGTATGGATGGTCGTTCGCACATTCCCGATCCGAGTAAACAATCGCGATGGTTCGTCTGGACCCGCGTACCCGGGACAGAAAGAGATCTCTTGGGGCGATCTGGGTCTGGAACCGGAACTCACCACAGTGACCAAGCTGCCGCGCCGCATCTTCGAATTCTCGGATGTGCAGTACAAGCACGCGATGCTACACTGTGGGGGACTCTCGACTAAGGTGGTGTTGACGTTCGCAGATTACTGCGGCGAGGATACGCTGACTGACATTATCCGTCAGATGAATTTATCGAACTTTGGACCGGATTATTTGTGCTTTGGTCCGGATGATGCAGACATCAGGGAGATTGAATATGCCGATTTTTGAAGCACTCGGATACACCGATGAGATGAATCCTTTGCCGTGGAGGAAGAGTGAAGGAAATCCCGCACTACTCTTGGACGCCAACGGGCTACCGGTTGCAGATTTCGAGACGCGTGACCTCTATAAAGGTGTCACCGGATCGTGTGATATCAATGCCGATTTTGTACTACGTGCCGTTTCGGCCTATCATAAAAGAGTTGGTGCAGACATCAAGCAGCTGCAGGATCGTATCGTCGATTGGGCTGATCAGAACTTTCCCAATCGGACTACTGCCGATATCCTGCTTAAATTATATGAGGAGCTTGGAGAGTACGCACGCGACCCTAAGAGTGCTCCTGAATTCGGGGACATTATGATACTGCTGCTCGATGTCGCACGCATGAATGATATCGACATCCAGAAAGCGGTTAATGATAAGATGGACATTAATGAGCAACGAACATGGCGAGTGGACCCGAACACGAGAATCATGAGGCATGTATGAAAGCGAATGAATGGCTTCGTGCATCGTACACCAAGCGATGGACCATAGTCAACACGTCGCGCACTCAATCGATCGCTGAACATTCGTTCAACGTCGCGGGCATCGCAGTACGCATCGCGGCGGCGATCGAATGGAACGGGCGGTTTCACCATTCACACCAATTGGACTTGATGTCTTGGGCTTTGATGCACGACATCGTCGAGATTTACACTGGCGACATTCCGACTCCATTCAAGCGTGCACTAGAAGCCAGTGGCGCGAAGATGCTCGAGGTCGAAGAACAGTTCCTGAAGGAATACGGCGGTATGAGTCGTCGTGCGGAAGGCACCACTTATGGTATGATCGTGAAATTCGCGGACATCCTCGAAGCCATCTGGTTCCTAAAAGATCACGGCGTAGGTAATCATGCGAAAGAAGTGCTCACCGGCCTGTATGACACCATGTACGACATGATCGACAAATACGAGAAAGAATACCTTGACCTGAACATTCGGTCGGGGATGTTCGAGGTTCGAAAGGAAATGGGCCTATGAAATGTATCAAGTGTGGCAAGCCCACGCACGTACTCTTGACTTACAACAACGCGGATAATACCATCCGACGTCGGCGTGAGTGTAAAGCACCAAAGTGCCAATTTCGATTCACTACTAGGGAGAAGTTAGATGACGGACATCAAAAAAACGCTAAATGATCGCGCAGCGAAATACGGCGATTTCCGCTACCACGCCGAATTGTCGGTGCATTTTAAAAAAGTGATGCATAAAGGCCGGTCGTGGCCCGAGTTATATCCGTACATGCAAGAATCGCTCGAGATGATCCAGCACAAAATCGCTCGGATTCTCAACGGCGACCCCAAATATCTGGATTCGTGGGTAGATATAATCGGGTACGCCCAGTTGGTGGTCGATCGCCTAAAGCAGGAAGAGTTAGCCCGCGAAATCCGGGCCGCATTCGAGGAAGTAGATGTGCAGGTCGAGGATCTGAAACGTCCGGATGTTATCAAGCCGACAACGTCTGACCGGGATGCGTGGTAAATACTT